GGTACGCGACAGCATCAATAATCCGGACGCATATTTTCAAAATAACGTTTTAGGGAGTTTACGCATATTTGAAAAATATAAAAACGCAAGAGTAATTTACGCAAGTTCTAGCACGGCCGCGGAACCAGATAAAAACCCATATGCATATTCAAAAATGACTATGGAAAAAATTGCTCCGCCAAATAGTATCGGATTGAGATTTACAACAGTGTATGGTCCTAATGCAAGAGAGCATATGTTTATTCCAAAACTCTTGACCAGAGACGTAAAGTTTATCAATACAAATCATAAAAGAGATTTTATCCACGTTACAGATGTTTGTAATGCGATTATGAAAGTTCTGCATAGCAATCTAGCAGGAGTATGCGATGTCGGAACAGGAGAATCTAATTCACTGGAGGATATTGTAAGTCACGTAGGATTAAAAAATTTAGAACACAGAGTAGGTGATAACAAAGAAAGAATAGATAACAAAGCAAATATTGAAGTGTTATTAAAAACAGGGTGGAAGCCAACAATTAATTTGTTTGATTATCTAGATAAAAACTATGCCTAATATACTTCATAAACCATTTGGTCCTTTGCTTATGCAAACCCAATTATCTGATACTGTATTTGATCTGTTGTTAAGCAAATCGAAATCAACCAGATATGATTTAAACAAAGATTTTAGAAATAAACTTGCTGGAAACATAGAAGAAGAATACAAACTAGAATTCAATAAGCAAGACAAAGAAATTGTGTATAATGAATTAATATCTCTTGCTCAAGAATATATGTCTGAAGCAAAAAAAGAAAGAAGAATTAAAAAATTTGGAAGACCAAAATCTAGAGATATACAGATTGTAGAACCTATATGGGTAAATTTTATGAAAGCAGGAGAATGGAATCCTGCACATTTCCACGCAGGTTGTATATCTTGTGTTATGTATCTACAGGTACCTAAAGAAATTGAAGAAGAAAACACACTGTCCGAAAGTTCAAAAAACAGTAATCAACCAAGTGCTGGAAGAATACAGTGGACTTATGGTGAGTCGATACATTTTAGTGAATCATTCTTTACACAAACTCCAAAAGAAAAAGATGTTTGGTTTTTTCCTGCAGATCTTAAACACTTTGTTTATCCTTTTAAATCAAAGTCTGAGAGAATTTCAATTAGTTGTAATTTTAAGTAAAAGATTTTTTTAAGAATACGTCAGTCTTTTGTTCAATGTCTACTTTTAATTTCTTAACATTGAATTTTAAATCTACTTTTTTGATATTGTTATAGTTACCGTCGAGTGCTTTTGTGACTATGCTTACAATTTTCTTTTTGGATCTTATTTTTAATTCTTTTTCTATATCGTAATGGATTGTCACATTATTCTTTAATGTAATGTTAATCCAATTTACATAAGATATTGGGAGGTTTGAATATTCTAAACCATCAAGGACTTCAGGCCACTCTTTAATAAAATCTTTTGCAAGAGTGACCCAAGTTGGTTTAGTTCTTTTTGGAAGTCTTTTTGGCATCTTTTTTAGTCTCTTTTTTCTCGTCGGCTAAATCTTCAGATGAAGCATTTTGCTCTGCAAGTTCAGAAACCTTGACACCTTTTTCTTTGGCAATCATCTTATTAAGTTCATCGAGTTGGACTCTTCCATCGTCGCTTAAACCATAAGTGATTATTATTTCAGATGTTGGTTGTTTTTTAATAAAGTTGTCTCTGTGGAGCATACTTAACATATTAACACCATCTGGAAAATATTGTCTTGCAAGGTACGTTCCAAGTTCATCAGATTCTTGTGCTTGGTCTGATTCGACCGTTCTCATCAAAGCACTATTGTAGACATCGGGTAAAAACTTTGGAGCCACTACTAAACAATTATTTTCTTCTTCTGGTACTGTTCTAAAAAGCACGATAACAGGAGTTTTTGTAGTTTTAAACTCTCCCATATGCTTAAACATTTTTCTTTTTGCCGCCGCATCGTCCGCCGAACTTTTTGCGTCCATTACCATTTTATCGTATAATCCTAGCATATCTATCTCCTATTCTTGAGCAGGAGTTTCAGCCTGTGCTGATCCATCTGCTTTTTCATCTTTTGGTGTTACTCTCGCTAAAAATGATTGTAACTTATTGTAAAGTGCTCCAACCATAGCCATCTCGTTTGCTCTAAAGGCACCACGAGTCGATGCAACATCCATAATAGTTGAAAGATTTCTAAGGTCGCCGATACTCAAATCAGCCTGAGCCTGTTGAGTGTTTGCCGTTGCATCTGCAGGACCATTTACTGGAGCCGCTTCTGTTTGAGCCTTTGCTTCAGTTCCTTTTGGTGCAGATCTAACTGGTCTTTTTGTCTTCGTCGCCATAGTTTAATTTCCTTTTTTTGTTAATTGCAATTAATAAACATATATTAACAAATAATAGTTATATTTGTCAAATCAATTATTTGAAGAATTTGGATTATTTGGTATTACCAAATTATTGTTTTATTAGACCACTTAAAGCGAACAAGGTCATATCACTTGGTTTTTCGAAACCAATCTTTATTACAGTTTTTCTTGAATTCTTATGATCACTTATCCAGTGTTCCATAAATGCATATCTACCAAAACAATATTCGTAGATCCATTTTTCTATTTTATATTCTTCTTGTTTAAAGTAATTTGCATCTATCACAGTACTTTTAAAATGTGGAGGACAGAAATTTAATCTTCTTTTAGTGAAGTTAGTTGGATTTATTTTCACGTTTCTCCTTTATCCATTTGTAAGCATCGTTCCATCTTTCTTGTACCGATTTTTTTGGACCTTCGTATAGTATATCTCTATTGGTATTACTTGGTCCTAATACTTCCACACCCTTCCAAAACATAGCGATTACTACTAGCATCATAACACCTATTATCCATTTACTCATTAATAACTCGCATATATCACAAATAATATACAAGCAATAAAGCCTGCAATCAAAACGTGATTGCCAAGATTCATCCAACTTGTACCTACCGTGTGTTTATTTTTTGGATCTATAATTTTACTTTTCATAATGCTCCTGCTAACCACAACCCACCCAAGTTGCCGATTAAAATAATAGCCAGTAAACCTATGGCCGCTCCTATATTTCTTTTCTGTTCTGGTGTCATATTATGCTCCCCATATGTCGTCGTACATAGGAGGTTCGTTCTTGTCAGGCTCCCTTTTATACGGTTGATTGTGAAATTGTTTAAATGTGTAATACATAGCAAATATGATACCCAAGTGTCCAACAACTAGTCCAACCCAACCCCATAGCATAGTTGATATAGAAAAAAAATAAACTGTGAACACGGTACTCCATACAAAACTCAACACAACCAATAACTGCAATCTCACAGTCTTAGGAAGTGTTCTCAAGTCATTATGATTATCATCAAATAAAACTGTTGCCGTATCAATCATCCAGTTCCGTAGGCACTTCACTTTGTTCATCTTGCCTGAATACGGATTTGTGTTTGGAAATAACATCATTTCACTAATCGTCATATTGCACAGTCATTCCAAAAGGTGCTTCTATGTTCCTTTCATATGGATTGTTAATTAAAAATATTGTATCACAGTAATCAGGATCACCCCAACTGTCAAAAGGCCAACCATCTGTGAACATAATAAATTTTTTAGGCTCTATGCCTTCTTCTTTCATAAATTCCCAATTACATTCAAATTCAGTACCACCACCAGCACCTAACTTATAGTCTAGTAATTCATCTGCATTATCTGGTGTAAACACTTTTGGGTTGAAAACTTTTGTGTCAAACGTCCATAAATGTATTCTAAAATCTTTGTATTGATCCATTATGTTTTTTACTTCAGTTAAGAACTCTTTACATTGTTCGTCTGAGATAGATCCACTGGCATCTAGTGCCAAACAAACATCTATCATCTCATCATTGTTCTGTCCTGGAAGTATTGCAGATGTATGCCAACTTTTTCTGCTAGGTCTCATCCAAGTATAATCAGATTTAATAGTACTCATTATCTGTTGTTGGATTATTTCTCTCCAATCCATTTTTGGTTCAGTAAGTTCTTTAACCATCTTTTGTATTGCACCGGGTAAACTACCAGCACCTGTTGATTGTGCGGCACTTATCATTGCTTCTTTCACTTCGTCTCTGATCTTCTTAAGTTCTTCTTTTGTGTAAACAGGTTTACCTTTGCCAGATCCATTTTTGCCGTCTTTGCCTTGACCTTGTCCATCACCTTTACCCCAATCCACGTGTTCGTCTAATAGTTCTCCCATTTTTTCTAAGAACTCTTTTCCGTTCTTTTTAGCCTGCTTCATAATATCATCGTATATCTTTTCTGCTGGCCAGTCTTTGTACTTGTCGTCCTGGAATCCTTTGTTCTCACCTTTCTTGCCTTTTGGCATCTCACCTATTTTACTTTCAACAAGAATTTGATTAACGGCATAGTCAGCCGCGATGTTCCAAAGTTGTGGATCTCTGCCACCCGATCTTAATAGCATATGTTCAAATACATTGTGTAGAACTTCGTGTCCAAACAAGAACTCCGCTTCTTTAGGATTCAACGAATCAATAAACTTCGTGTTGTAGTAAAAGTATCTACCATCTGTACCTGCTGTCGGACACCAGTCGTCTGCATTAACAAGTTTCAACCTAGTAGCCAGATTGCCAAAGAAAGGATGTTTCAGTAGTAAAGCAATTCTGGCTGTAACTAGTTTGTCTATTATTTGTTGGTCAGTTGCCATTATTTAGACTCCATAGCAGTTATGACATACTTGCCAAACTTCTTATGGAACCTATCAAATGATTTCAACTTGCTAGGATCGAACGGAAGTTTGTAGTTCGTAAGTGCAATCTTGGCACCCATCACAACCAATTCAGTTTCAAAGTTGTCCATCATATAATGGAAAAACCTATCCGCCTGTTCATTCCAATTCTTTGCTTTCTTCTCGTGTGCCTGTTGTAATTCATAACACAAAGAAACTGTCAAAGAATACATCGCTGATATTTCTTTACATTTCAAATCTTTTATCTTGCCACTCAATATATCAGACGGATTAGGAAGTTGGCCGCTCACCTTTCGGTGATTCATAAACTTAACGGCCAATCCTTCTCCTATAGCACCTGCAACGAGGTCAGTGAGTGTACTTTCAGGCAGGTCGTCTGATAGAAGTTGTGATACGAAACTCCAAGATCTTGGAGTCGCAAATGATCTACTCGATCCTCTAGGATCAAAGTCGTATAAATCTTGTTTTGCAAATGTCACATAACCAACAACATCTGCGTGGATGTGATCGTTAGTTGCCCACTCTAACCAATCTTCAAAATCTACTCGAAGTTCAATGTGAACAAATCTGTTTGCCAACGGAGCAGGCATTCTAAAAGTGACACCTTTATCTGAGTCTCTGTTACCAGCCGCCACAATAGATACTCCTTCTGGCAAATGATATTGTCCTACTCTCCTGTTTAAAATTAATTGATAAGCCGCCGCCTGTACAGCCGGAGCCGCCGAGTTCAACTCATCCAAAAACACAATAGCATTTGATTTAGGATCAGTTGGCAGTTCTGCCGGACTTGCCCATACCATATTGTTTTCTTGTGAATTGTAATACGGAATACCTTTAATATCTGTTGGTTCCCACAAAGGAAGTCTAATATCAATAACTTCTCTTTCTTGAGAGTCCGCAATTTGTTTTACGATATCTGATTTACCAATACCTGGTGCTCCCCACATCATTATTGGTCTTTGTAATTTAATGCAGTGTTCTAGAGCAAGTTTTGCCTCGTTCGGTGTAACCGTTCTATTTTGTGAACCTACTGCTTGTTCTTTGTTTTTGCTTCTTGGCATTTATACACTCCTGTTTAAAATGTTTATAATACCATTATAGCAGAATTGTGTTATACGTCAACCTGGTAAAAGTCGCTATTTTACTGGCTTTTTTGTTCGTCGGCCTTGCTCATTGCCCGGGCCAAACCATATTTTGTGATATCTCCAGCAAAAAGCATTAGTTGTAGAGCCATTTTTTCCATAGTTACTACAATTCTCTTCTTGTCTACAAAGTATGGGCAGTCGACAAATTCATCTAACCATAGATATGTTTGTGGAGTGAATATAATTTTAGCAGGAAACTTGATATCGTAAGTTTTAATATCACAAGATTCAATCCATTCAAAACCTAATTTAGTAAGTCTTAATGATCTTGCCTGATATTTTTCTCTAACATTTTGCCACCAAGTGTAATAAGCGGTCTTTATGCTTTCGTCATGAAGTGGTTGTTCCTTTAGCATAAGGAAAGTTTTGGTATATGCCGTCTTGGTGTCCATATATGTAGTTATTGGTTGGATTTGTATTGCTTTTGTCTATTGACATTTACCTAGCAAATTTATCACCAGTCTTTAACAGATATACATCAAATTTATCTGTCTTGTGTAACGTGTTTAATTTTTTTGCTAGATTCTCTGCGTGACCTGGATTAGAAAATGATACTTTCTTGTATTTTGGTCCTGGGTAATTGGCAACCAAACTTGAAGTTTTTAGATTGATTGGTTTACCATCGTAGAACACCGCCCAGATGCCCTCCGCCGCAAGAACTTGGTCCAACTTATAAGTTTCTTTGTTGGAATGTTCGAGTATTATTTTAGGTTTTGGTCTGCTCATTTTTACACTTATATTTACCTAAAATTGTATGGTAATAGCGATTGAGCGTCAAATGGAATGTTGTTCGTTACTGAGCAACGGATCTATTTTTTTTGTGAAAAATTTCCACCGTCCATCTCAATGTTAATTGTCTGAGATTCTTGGGAAGACTTTAACACTTCGATTATTTCTTCTTGAATGGTCACTAGTCTTGTCATCACTTGCGATAATGAGTCTGCTAGTCTATCTGCTTCGGCGGCCGGAATAGTAATTGTTTGTTGTCCTTGTTGACGTAATGCTCTTATTCTACCGAGCAAATCTTCAATTGGACGTGTTTGTATCTTGTGATTCTGAGTATTCTTTGACTGCATTGTTTAATACCTGTTGCATTTCTATTTTAGATTTCATTGGTCCTTTGTAAGGATATCTTTGCAAAGTAATTACCTTTGGACAATATGCTTTTCTCCATCCTTTTTCAAAACAAATTATGTAATATCCGGCACAAAATAGGCTTTTTGATTTTGGTGTTTTTGTATAAATTGGTAGATGTTTTTGTACGTCAAACACAGGATTAAAAGGTTTTTGTGAACAAGGGAATCCGTGAACAGTATATTCATTTGTACCTGCATCGTGTTCAATAGTAGAAACTGTACTATCATATGGTTCACCTAAAACTATATCGTGTGAGAATATGCCTATACCAAAACGTGATCTTAAACTCTCTTCTGTGTGATATACCTGTCTTTTATCTGCTTTACTTAAAAATATCCAACCATTGTCGTCTTGTTTTTGTAATGTGCCTAACTTATGACCGTTTTCTTCAACGATCCAAAACTTATCCTTTATTAATGTTTTTGCTTTTACTGTCATACTAATTTTGCATTAAATGGTTCAACATATAATTGTGCTTGTTCTGATATTTTTTGTAAGTCATATTTGGCACAAAATTTCATAAATCTAATTCCTATCTGCGAAATGCTTTTATTTTCCGCTTTTGCTTGAGCAATAGTTTGATCTAACTCTTCTATTATAGCATCCGGTTGGGCGTGAAGGTCAACCAATAATTTGTTTCTTTCATAATCTTCTAATACCCTATGTTCTTGTCCTTCATGATCGACCCATTTAGTCAACATCAAATTGTTCCAAGTGTATCCTTTGGTGTTCCTATCCGCAAATGCTTCTCTTAACCCTATTTTGTTTTTTGTACCTTTTGTTCTAACACCTGGATATGCACTAAAGATATTGTCGCTTGGATCACCCCTCATACTTTTTTCAAATATAATCCATTCTATATCAGGAGCACCTTTGGGTGCTTTTGTTTTTTTATCTATAACAGGATTATTTTTTGCATCGAACCAACCCTCGTGTGTGATTGTTTGTTCAGTAACACCGTTATATTGTTTAACATTTTCATTTACAAGTTGATTTAAATCTTTGTCAGTGCTTAAAATTACGTGTTTATCGTTTGGATGTTTATCGATCCAACGAGCAATTAAGTCGTCTGCTTCGACTCTATTATTCTGTAGTACTGTTACGTTTGTTTTTGTTTTTAAAAAATTAACGAAGTCATCATAGCACTCCCAGAACACATCATTTTCCTCTTTTTCTTTTTCGGTCATTGCGGCGATAGTTTCTTTTCTATTTCTTTTATATGGAGCATAATGATCTTTCCTCCAACTTCTACCTTCTAAACAGAATACCATATGTGTTCCTTCGAAATCCTGCCAGGCTTTTTTGATTGAGTTCATAGTAATATGAATAGCCATACCTATTTTCTCGCTAGTATCTCCACGTATAACGTGTCTAGCACGGAAAAAAGTATTTGCCGTGTCTACTAATATATGTGTCATTAGTTTTTACCCGAACCAGTTTTGAACAGATTTTGGAAGTCTTTTCTTAATAGGAGACCA